GTACTCCTTTATCATTTTGTAGGTCACTCGTTCTTTGGGCTTATATTCTTCGGCTCTTTTAGCGATATTATCAAGCGGAACTTTTCCCTCACCCTCGCCAAACTCAACTTTTACGTTGATATGTCCGTCTGGCTTTTTGTGGGAAAGCAGTACTACCGTCTCAACGTGGCTTGACTGGATAGGCTGAATGTCTTTGCCGATTTTACGAGCAAGGGAACATATCCACAGCCTTTTCCGTATTTTAGCCGTTTGTGGAAACATATCTATAGTTTAACTCTTTTTCGGCAGCTTAAAGTCAAATTTTCCACCTAATGCAGCCGTGCCAATTCCTACCGCAGTAAGCACAACAAAACTTGCTGCACCAAGAACTTTCCAGTTAAACTCTTTCTTTTCCGTATCCTTCTTATCTGCCATACGAGCCATTTCCATCTCGTGTTCACGAATTTCGGTATCCTTTTTATCCACGGCATTAAAAATTTCCATCTGACGGTCCAGGATATCCTTTTGTTGTTCCGGCGTTAAATTTGGATTATCAAGGCACTTGCTTAAATCCGCACGAACCTTATCTGCATATTCTATAAATTCTTTTCTGCTGTCAGATGCATTGTCTACTTCTTTGCTTATAATTCCATGGACCTGATTTGTACTTTCATCGTCACTCGCAACAATCTTTTCCAAAATATCTTTATATTCAGCCATCGTGGATTGTATTAGTTTTGCAAGTTCAGGGAACTGTGCGATTACTTGCTGAGCAACTTCTGGACGCAACTCATTTAGTTTTGACGCATAACTCAATACATCGTTTTTTGATAAATTTCTAAAGTCTGTTCTTTCCATAAGAGAGAGAATTTGTTTTTCATTGCTTGTATATTCCATTCTTTCTTCTCCTTAATTTAATTTATCTGGTGGGTCGAAATCCTCATCCGTACACTTACGGATGATTCGTTTTGTCTTTTCGACAGGTAGCGGAACGTTCTCTTCATCGAAGTATTCGATGTTCACTACCTCTACAACCGCCTCATGGTTGTCCTTGCCCGCAGGCACAAGCACAAAATCACCGATTTCTATGCTGTCATCATCGGTCAGATAATAATAACTCTTATATCCTTCATCAAAGGTAACACTACAAAAGATGTATTCCGATTTGCGGCGTTTTGCTTTGCCGTAGACCGATGGGTCAAGAATTTCTCCCAAGCCATAGAAACGAATGAAATCAAACACTGTTTCCGCAAAATCTGCGAAGTCATCCGGCAGACCATTTTTATCGTAGGTGCCTGAGATGGTACGGCTCGGATTTTTCTTATACTCGATTGTTATGGTGTAATCCTTCGTTTCGTTTGGTGTGTCTATCACATCATCGGGATTTCCTTCAATGTGAGTAAACAAGTCCTCGGCATCGAAATTTTCAAGCAGGCTCTCGATTCCGCCTTCGATTTCATACTTGCGAGAAACCTTACATCCGGTGCCAATATTCTGAATATGCTCCAATGTTTCCGTGGCTCTATCGATAATCAGTTGCTCGGTATAATCCCAGGTTACAAATTCCCAGTCTGCATCTTCCGGTTTCTGACCTGGTTTTATTTTTGTAACCCTATGATAATCCAAGGTGATTCTATTTATCACATCCGGTTTGCAGTTTCCATCAAACACATACAAATCATCCATACCAACAGTATCACGGATAAGGTCTGATAAATCTGTGCCTTCATAATCGAAATCAGCACACAGAGAGCCTCTGAATTTATATGTGACACCTTCGGTGTTGGTCAGTTCCATAACCCAATCACCAATATCCGTTGCAAAAATTTCTGTATATTCATTGCCGAAGTAAGCTGCCATTGCTCCAAACAACTTGTCTACCGCCAACTTATCAATTTTGAAGTTCTTACTTCTGGCTTTCTCGTATCGTTCTCCGCCACGACCAAAATTATATCCCGAAAACCAAACACGACCTTCATTGTTGATAGTCAGATGTTGTTCCACCTCTTCATCAGACTCCGGCATAGGACCATAGCAGATATTATTTGATACGATACGCATCTTCTTTAGTGTGCCTTGGAATATAAAAGTGTTCTCTCCAGACAGCAATGCCAGCCTGCTTAATGCCAGGATAAACCATGCACGGTTTTCCGGCTCCAAAATTTCTGCTCCTGTGTATGCCCAATGATTGAAATAGCGCCATTGAGAATAGATTGCAGAGCCGAGCAGGGGAATATCGGTCACATCATCAATGATTCTGTCTAAAGCCTCATGATTGTTTGCTGCATTGCCATATTTCTCTGAAAAGGCATGACCACAGTCCATCTCAAAACCAAGAGCATCGCAATCGTCAGCCATATAGTGGTCAACAAGTTCTATGTAGTTGATGTTCTGGTTTCTGAACTTATCGCACCATTTTACAGCGAAATCGTGTATCTGTTTCATATCCGCCACTGTGGTACACCTCCTATCTGTTTACTTCTTCTTTTATCCAAGCAACTGACGAATTTTAGTAGTCAATAGTTCTTTACGCTTTTCATAGAAATCTTCAAAGTTCTCCAATTCAAGAGAAACATCATCTGGGATGAGTGCCTCTTTGCGGAACATTGCTCTCTGTTCGTCATTCATATCGTTGTAGTAATCTACAAGGCGCATTGCATTTTTACTGCCGTTACTTCTGCCTTCCAACAACTGAAGGTTCGGCAGGCGATTTCGGTTGCCACGCCATCTACGCCAATCCTCCATTGAAACGCTGATAGGCTTAGTACTGTCAAACCTATCATACGGATGAAGATGGTCTTGCTCGTATTTAAAGGTCTTGTTTATCCAGTCGATACCCAAGAAGTACAGAGCCTCGCCAGCAACACGGCTACCTTTTTCAGAATTTATAATGTCATCAATTTTACCATCTGTTACACGCAGGTCATTCATCTGCTCAAGCATATCAATAGTGATTTCGTATTCGTTATTATTGATGTTGCTCTTCATCTGCTGCAGTTTACTTGTTGTGCCGGATTGGAAGTATGTAAACAGAACAGCTCTAATCAAATATGCCTTGATACCGTCAAGATTATTTGCATAATCGGGATTGTAGTATATGAAATAAATGATAGGCAAAAGCACGTTCCAGCTACTTGCAAAACGGCTAACCTCGATTTTCATACCCTTAAGCACAGTTTCAAGATTTTTTAACGCCTTCTTGAAGTCCTGCCAGTTGTTCTTTAGGTCTTCTGCAATCTGCTTATTGATATTAGACTTAATAACATCACCATAGAGCATAAGAGCAGAACGGACAATAAAATCCGAACCGAACCCCTCGTATGAGTCAACCAGAAGTCTTCCGAATTCTGTTTTGGCATTAGGCCAATATGCCTCCAAAATAGACATAGTTATTTCGTGCTTTTTAAGAGCCTTACCACCGCTATTAAAACGGACGAACATCTCCAAAGCATCGTCTTGGTTCATGTTTTGGATTTCTGTATATCGAATCAACTTTTCTGCAAAAATCTTGTTGTATAGTTTATTAAGAATACCACGAGCATAATCCTTGCTGTCAGCAGGAACATTCACTATAGCCGCCTCTATGGCTTGTTCTCTTGTGGTTTCATCCTGGAATTTACTACCGAGAATTTCCTTGATTTCGAACTGCGTAGGACTTAATTTGCCCACTTTTTCGGTGAATTTTATATCATATTTTTTACTGTTGTACTCTTCTTCATCAACGGTGAGCTTATGCTTGTTCAATTCAATTACAAGTTTAACCATCGTACCACCAACAGTTGTCCTTCTCGCATATTTTTGTTTCACATATGCTTGACCGAGAAGTGACAAGAAGAGAGATGTAAGACGCTGCTGTCCATCCAACACAGCAGTATCGGTTATTTTCACATTAATGTTGCTTAGTTCATAGTTCACACTAACAGCCTGTTTTCTGCTATCGAAACTTACCTCGGATAGGAAGTTACAGAAATATGTATCCCAACTGACATTATCATCGTCCACGTGCCAGAACAGGAATGTAGCAATCGGGTAATCCAAAAGAATGGAGTCCCACAATTTTTCAATCTGCTCCATATTCCACACATACTGTCTTTGGAACGCCGGCATAACATATTTGCCGTTTTTTATATTTTCCAAAGCCTCATAGATAGTGATGCTATTATCTATAAAAACGCTCATCGTTATGCCTCCTCGATATAAAAGCTATTTTTATACTTCATAAGGGTTTCTTCTACTTCGTCCCAAATCCAAACCCTCTCACCATCGTCCTCAAAAACTTTACCGTGTGATTTAGGGCCATCCAACTTCATCTGAGAGTAATTGTTTTTGAAAGTAGGAACGTATAAATCTGGGCGTTCTTTATCGCTGCATAAACGCTCCATCATGTTCAAAGTAGCCTCTCCTGCAATGTCCACAGACATAAAATATGCTTTTATGATTTTATGGTTATATTGGTTAGGTTTTAATGCCCACATAGGTATACGCTGCACAGCTTTACCATAAAAATCCTTTTCATCAGTGTCTATTGGTCTTGTTACCTTTGGTGTATATTCCTTTGATGCACTTTCAAAAGTCTTGGCAATATACCAACGAAGGCACGATTCAGCAGCCTCGTCTGATGTTTCACCGGAAAGATTAAGTGCCATATTAAATTTATCATATACATCTGCATCTATATTGAATGAAATGTTCTTCTTCATCAAATTGCCTCCGTTCACATAAAATTACACATCTTAAATTATACTGCAAATTAGTAGATTTGTCAATACTAACAGACTAATCCACTAAGCATCAATAATAAAAGCACCTCGGTATCTATGTATCAATACCGAGGTGCGTATTTTATATTGTATCATCTTCTCACATCTACGCGTGTGCCGGACTTAAACTCCACTGTGACCTTTTCTTCGTAGACCGTTATTTTCTCAATCAGCCTGCGAACTAACTGCTCATCGTATTCGGTGATTTCCTGCGTCTGCTCCGAAAGGAACTGCTGCATCTCACTGATTCGCTGTTTCATCCCTTCACGCTCGGCGTTGTCTACCAACGCATTCTGTTTTATTTCTCGAAGGTGGTAAATCTCATCTGCGATGCTGTCATAGTTGCCTTTGGCGTTGGCAACCTTTAGAAGTTCCTTCTGTAACTGCTCTAAACGGCTGTCAATCTCATCAAGTGGAATGCCATCTGCTCCGGTAAGCACTGCCTCTACATTTTTCTGTAAGGTTTCGCTCATCGACTCCTTTTTGCCGAGTGCCATATTTATGGCTCTGACCGTGAGGTTTTGAAGTTCCGACTCTTGAATGGTATCTGCATCGCAGGCTCCCGGACCGTGTTCCACCCTGGTGCAGCAACGCCACACGATGGAATGTTTACCCCTATTGTTCCATGCAATTCTACGGTAAATATCTCCGCACTTGGAACAGTACACGATACTGGAAAGTGCGTACTTGCTGCTATAAACACGCTTTTTTCGGTCTTGCCTGCTGTGGAGATTGGCTCGTCTAATCATTTCTTCCTGCACCTGCATATAAAGGTCACGGGGGATAATGGCTTCGTGGCTGTTTTCCACATAATACTGTGGAACCAAGCCATTATTCGGCACACGTTTCTTTTCAAGGAAATCTACCGTGTAAGTCTTCTGAAGGAGTGCATCACCGATATATTTTTCGTTCTTTAGGATTTTCTGCAATGTTTCCGGTCGCCATTTCTTTTTCCCGGCACCCGTAAGAATACCGTCAGCCTCCAATCCTCTGCCAATCTGCTGCAAACTTGCGCCCTCAAGGTACTCTCTGTAAATGCGTTTGACCACTACCGCTTCATCGGGTTCAACAATCAGCTGCCCCTTTTCATCCTTAGTAAAACCAAGGAAACGGTTGTGGTTTACGGTCATTTGCCCCTGTTGGTATCGATACTGGAATCCCAACTTCACGTTCTGGGAGAGGGACTGGCTTTCCTGCTGTGCAAGGCTCGCCATAATAGTAAGCAGAACCTCGCCCTTGGCATCCATCGTATTGATGTTTTCTTTCTCGAAATACACGGGAATGTTCTTTTCTTTAAGCTGTCGGATGTATTTCAAGCAGTCCAGAGTATTTCGGGCAAAACGGCTGATGGACTTGGTAATTATCATGTCAATTCTACCCGCCATAGCCTCGTCAATCATACGATTGAACTCCTCACGCTTTTTGGTGTTAGTGCCTGTTATACCATCGTCAGCAAATATTCCGGCAAACTCCCATTCAGGGTTTTTCTTAATAAAATCGGTGTAATGCTCCACCTGTGCCTCATAACTGGTGGCCTGTTCATCACTATCCGTGGAAACACGGCAGTATGCAGCAACCTTTAGTTTTGGCTTTTCTTCTTTGTTTACGGTATTGCCGACACGTCTTCGTGCCGGAATTACGGTTATATTCTTAGTTACCTCCATTCATTTCCACCTCGCTTTCTATCAAACTGTAGACGTATTCTGACTGTCTGAATGGATTTTCAAATTGTTGTATCTGCTTTTCCATCGTAAAATGTAGGGGAGCAAAGGGCGTTTCCTTAACTTTCAATTCTCTGACCCTGCCAAGCTGATTTGCTCTCGATTGACGTTCTTCTTCCGCCTTATCGAACAGCTCCTGATCTATGATGGCAGGATAATAATCATCCCCAAGGTAATGGGTATTTCGGAGCATTCGTCCGGCACTGCCGTGGAATATCTTCAAACCTACCATTTCGGCAGCCACCTTCAGTGCTTTGCCGGAAATATACTCTTTGAAGAAAGTTCTGACCTGTTCTGCCTGGATTTCATCCACCACAGCCTTGCCATCCTCTATGCGATATCCATAGGGAATATGTGCTGTCATTTACATCACCAACCTTTCAGTTAAATTCAGACCACTTTTCAAGTGGAACACAATTCGCTCCCTTGTTTCCACCGTAATGCTCTCCACAAAGGCAAGGAACGTATCATCCAAAAATTCGATTAACATCTCACCCTTGGAGGTAAAGGCCATCAGTTTTTGCAGTTCCTTGATTTTGACCTTATCTCCGCCCACGGAAGTCATCAACTGCTCCTTTTCCTGTCGCAACTGTTGTTCTTCCACCACAAGGGCATTATTTTCTTTATTGAAAACCGCGGGTTCCAGGAACCCTGCTGCCATTAGGCTTGTAAGGGTCTGCTTTCGGTCGGTATTCTCCTCCATGCGAGTTTCCAGTTCTTGTATTCGGAGCAATCTGTCCTTATCGTCCATCCCACGCAAGGTTCGCAGGAGTGGTTTCAGCACGGCATTGTGACCGTAGACCAGCTTATTCATCATAGTAAGGAAAGCCAGTTTTATGCCCTCGTCGGAAATGTATAGCATAGAACAATCCTCTTTGCTTTCCAGGTGTGTTCCGCAAGTCCAAGCCACATAATCTCCGCTTGGTTTATAATGCTGCCTACGCTTGAAAGTAGCACCGCACTCTCCACACTTGATTTTGCCGGAGAAACAATATCTGTTCTGATATCTGTAAGTGTCAGTGCCGTTGCCTTTTTCCACCGCCCTTTGGTCGAGAACTGCACGAACCCTATCAAAATCCTCGTGGCTGATAATCGGCTCATGGTGGTTTTGGCAAAGGAAACGGTCACGCTCACCGTAATTGATATGGCGATTAAAACTGCTGTCACTGTAGGTTTTTTGAAAAATCACATCGCCCGTATACTTCTCGTTGGTAAGAATGGCGTTTACGGCTCCCGCACCCCACTTGCCATTCTTTTTTGTTTTAAGACCTCTGGCATTCAGTTCCTTTGCAATGGCGTGCGTACCTTTACCCGCAAGGCAGGCTGCAAAAATCTCTTTTACAACCTCTGCCTGCTCCGGCACAATAACCATTGTGCCGTTATCGTTGTCATATCCGTAGGGTGGATAGGCAATGATGAAAGTACCGTTCTGAAAGCGTCTTTGAACCGACCATTTGCTGTTTTCGGAAATGGACACTGATTCGCTTTCCGCCAAACTACTCAAGATGGAAAGCATCAGTTCACTCTCCATCGAACCCGTGTTAATATTCTCCTTTTCAAAGAAAATGGAAATACCCAGATCTGTCAGTTTTCGCACCATCTCCAGGCAGTCCGTAGTGTTACGGGCAAAACGGCTTATGGACTTGGTTATGATAAACTCAATCTTCCCATCCTCGCAGTCTGCAATCATAGAAAGAAGTCCGGCACGGACATCCTTCTTCGTGCCTGTGATACCTTCGTCATAGTAAAGACCTACATATTCCCATTCATCATTGGAACGAATGTAACTTTCATAATGGGCCTTTTGTGCATCATGGCTGATAAGCTGCTCATCACTTGCCGTAGATACACGGCAGTAGGCGGCCACCTTTAATTTTTTCTTTTGAACCGGGGTTTCGTTTGCCCCGATTTTTGTTATCCTTTTCATCAACTCACCTCGCTTTTGGGGTAGTGACATATTCCCGTACTATTGCGGAAATATCAAGTCATTTAGCCCATAATCTCAGACAAAAACGGGGAGAAAGTTTTCCGATTCAGCACCGATATTTTGTGAAATTCATCCACAGAAATCATGCCGAACATGAACATGGTTTCAAGCGTCTGCTGTGCCCTGTAATAGTCAAATTCACGCTGCAGTTCCTCCTGTGTAATTTCGTGTGCCACAGCACCCGGTATCTGAAAATTCTCAATTTGTTTTACTTCCATATCGATTCCTCCAGTCTGGGGAACGGTGGAAATGTTCCCTCTGCCTATAAGCGAAAAGACAGGCTGAATCGAACCCCCTCAATGCAAAAAAATAATGCCCTTCAAGGAAAAATCCTCAAAGGGCATCGTATTAGTTTGGAATTTTGATTTTCCAACCGCTGTAAATCACATTGGAAGAAAGTCCGTTCAGTTTCTTGATTTCTGTGTATCTGCTGCCTTTGCCGAGATACTTCACGGCAATATCCCAAAGAGTATCGCCCTTCACAACCGTATGCACACGGTAATCCGGCTCGGCTGTGCTGTCGGCAGGATAAATGGCAGTGCCATCATTGGCAAAAACAAAAGTGCCTGGGTTCTTATCTGCCGCTGCCTTTGCATTGGAGAGAATACGGTAAGCACCCACCTGGGATTTGCTGTCCTTCCAATCCTTACGCACACGGTAATAACCTGTGGTCAGCTTTTCGGGATAAGTCACCGCAGGCTCTGCAGGAGTTTCAGTTTCCTCCTCATCGGCAGTCGCCAAGAGAGCCTTGACTTCGGCACGGAAAGTATCCATGCTCTTGCCGTGCTTTGGAAACCAGTGCATCACATCGCCGTGGTTGGATGCCACGCCCTGCTTATATCCTTCGGAATGGCAGATGATGTTCTGCTCGGTCAAACCATACTCTTTGCAAAGGTAGGCACAAAGCTGGGCGGCCTCACGGTACACCTTCTTGAAGTAGGCATAATCCGTAAGACCGTCCTCGCAGATTTCAAATCCAATATGGGTGTTGTTTGCACTGCCCCCGGCGTGCCATCCACGATGATTCCACGGCAAAGTTTGGTATGTGGCGATAGTGCCGTCAGCCAGTTTGCCGATGAATGCATGAACGCAGACCTCTCTGCCACCGGGATGGTAGGTGTTCCAATGATTGCCGTACTGGTTCTTACCAAGCAGACCATCATCGGGACCGACATAACGCTTGAGGTTTGGGTTATTGGCACCTGTGGAGTGTACCATGATGCCTTTCACCGTGATTTTCCTGCCTGCCTTATAACAGGCATTTTCCGTTAAAATAAGTTTGTGTAAATTCATCTTACTTGTCCTCGCTTTCTTTGTTGCTGCGGTCATGGAGCTGCTCCAAGATGTCCTTCATTTTCTCTGGAATCGGAAGTCCCAGGTGGGATGCATTTTCCAAAAGGCTCACACCCTCATTGGAGAGATAGAAGAAAATAATTGCAGTTCTGAGTACACTGCCATCACCGATGACGTTGGCATCCAAAATGTGCGCTATGCCGACCATCGCAAAAATCAACACTTTTCGACAAATACCCTTAAACCCGACTGAACTGGAAAGGTTCTTGTCCACCACGGCACACATGACTCCCGTGATGTAATCCACAACCACGAAAATAATCAGTGCGTAAAGCAGACCATCAAACCCACCAAGAAACCAGCCGAGCCATCCACCGATGGCGGCAAAGATGATTTGAATGGTGTTCCATAAATCCTTCATAGTAAAATCCTCGCTTTCTTAATTTTTTGTATGCAAAAAGGGCACCCACCATATGGTAGATACCCTTAAAGCCGTTATTCCGTTTGTTTGGGCAGCCACTCCCAGACTCGCATATCCTCCTGCCCAAGGGACCACATACACATCCCCCGCAGTTTCCATCGGTATGCCGCCTGGTTCGCCCAATAGATCAGGCTGTCCACATCCTGGTAATATAGAATGGAAAAGCCGTCTGCATCTCCAAGGAACAGCCTTGAAATCCATATATTGATATCCCTTGGAATAATTTTTGCCGTGTAGTCGGTGCCACACTCCAACGCCATCACATGGGAGTGATAGAACTCATAGTCCAAGGAAATGTTTTCACTTCTGGTGGACGATTCCTCCACATCAGAAGTCAGCGTGAACACCTGGAACTCCTCATCCCATGTGCAGTTGCTACGCTCAATCCTGCCAAAGGAAGTCGCTGTTCCATCCGGCATTATCACATCAAACCTCTCATATGGCTCATACGTCCAAGCATCGCCCAAGCGGAGCAACTGACAATTAACCTTATTATCAGAGCGAATGCCCGCATAACCACCTCCACTGCTAACGGTTGCTGTGAAGCGAAGCGTGTAGGATGTGGAAGAATAAACCCTTACCTTATTTCCACGCTTACGCATCTCAATGGTATAAACATTGGGATTTGTGCGGAGGTCTGCTTTTGCTGTTTTGGAAAAACTAGTAGCATAACTGCCTTTCAGTGTAGAACCTTCATACAATTCGATGCGTTGTGTATCGTAGTTAAAACAACAGAACAGTGAACCAAGGAAAATACCCGCCTTGCCACCACCATCTTCTGGGAAGATAATCTGCGCCCTTAAGTGAATATCAGAAAAACCGTTATAATTCCATGCAAGCTGACCGTACCCCTCAAGTTGTGAATAAGGCCTGCTTGTTTCACCGTAGGGCAAATCCTCCTGCCACACATCCCACTCTCCGGAGAGAACCGTCCAGTAGCTTTCCGGCATTTTCTGTTCATCACGGAAATCCTCATACCACACCAATGCCGAGTCAGGCTTTCTGCGTAGCATTTCCAATGTCAGCTTGAACCCCGTGGCGGGACCCACCATATCGCCGTTCACATCTTTGAATTTGCGAGGAGCAAGGGTATATTCCGCTTGACCTGCAGTCGGTTCTTCCGAAAAATCCGTGCAAACACGGAAACCGTAAAACTGCACACCGTTGACACCAACGGAAATGGTCAGTGTATGCTCTCCGGCAGACAGGCTTACACCCTTGGCGAGAGTTGCCCAGAAGGTAGTCCTCCAATACGGCCACCAAATTCTGTCTTCGGAAAAATGGACAGTACTGCCGTCCAACGATGCGTAAATGCTGTTTTTATCCCAAAACGGATAGCACAGGCGAATAGCAACATCGTAGGTGCCGTCCTCATCAATGGTAAAATTGTAAGTGGCAGAACCCTCATCACCCAGCGTGACCAAGGTTTCAGACACGGATACCACACCGGAATAACTGTCTGTCTTGGCATTGTGGTCGATAAGAATATTTCCAAACTCCGTCTTTTGCTGTTTGGCATAAGCGGTCAGATACCTTCTTCGGTTGTAGGTTTCCGACATCTGCGGGTATTCCTTATAAACGGCATCTCTACCTTCCATATAATCGTAAACATGAGGCAATGCCCACGGTCCCATATCATAGCCATCCCAATAGGAAACAATAGGGATGAAAGGCTGCGGAGGTGAATCATCCGTAAAGTTATACAGACCCTGCATCCAGTATTTCGCAGCATAATAGGTATGGGAAGTTCCACGATAATACTTACCGAGGTTCTCCGGTGTATCATAAATCTGCCAGTTCCAACCGTAGGCAGGCATACCGAGGAACACCTTGTCGGGATTCATCACCTTTGTGGCATAATCGTAAATGCCCTCAAGCCAACTCCTCGGAGAAACAGGACCCGGAGCAGAACCCGCCCAAGCCATGCCGTAACTCATGATGGAGGCCGTATCGCAATATTTATCCAGATCACCGTACACGCACCAGTTCTCACCACCGACCGAGCCGTTGACTGATGTCATACCGGGAAGGCAGATGTTCATCTCTTTGGTGGAATCATAGGCTTTTACGGTTTCATAGATGTGCTTGAACATGGCCGTGGACGCTTCATGGGTGGAATAGCCATCGCCTTTTTCCAGGTCGATATCCACACCACTGCACCACGGATATTTCTCCATGATACGGATGAGTTCCGAGCAGAAGGTGTCCTGTGCGCCATCCGTGTTATCACGCAGGGCTTTGAAGATGCTGTTCGCACCGTCATTGGCAACGGTTAGCAGCCAACGGATGTGTGGCCATTTTTCAATGTAGGTCAGCATATTGCTGATAGCCACACCGCTTTCGGTAATCGTTCCCGTGGCATCCACCTTGAAAGAAAAAAGGCCGATGGTGTCGATACGGTCACCGTAATCACGGAGTGCCTCATACATACGGGCATTGCCCATGAACGTCCACACCATGATTCGTTTGCCTTTTAATTTATCCCTCAAATCGACACACCTCCATCCGTCATCTGTTGCAACTCAAAAAGCACCCTGGCTGACTTACCATCCTCCAAGGTTACTTTGTGCTTGGAATCCCAAGCAGCACTGTATTGATAAAAACCTTCTTTTGGCTCGGTTACACCGTTCCTCGTGCATTCTCTTACAGATGCAAGCAGAGCCAAATCATCCTCCGCAGATAATGCGTTGGGGAATGTGACCTTTTGTCCGCCCACACCCTGGGCAAGCTGCACCGAGCCTGCCGCCATATCGGATTTGGGATAGATATGGACGTCAAGACCACCGGAGGTATCGCCAACATTGCAGATAATGACTGTTTCTTTGGAACGAACTACACCGTTGAACCAAACCTTGTCACCCTCCACAAGTCTTCTCTCGGTATGTGGTACATAGCCAGTCAGTGCCGGTCCCTCTTGCAGCATAAGGTCGGTAAACCAAATCGTGCCGGAGCAGTTGGTAAGGGTAGGTTTTACCGTTACGCTCACAACACGCATATCCTGTTTCTTGTTTATGACCTCTGCCAGTCGGATAAAAACGGGATTAGCCATCAAGCACCCACTTCATCTCGCAGGGATGACCTACCCATCCCGTGGCTACAGAACCCGGCTGCAGCAAAAGGTCTGTGATATATAAAGTGCCTGTGCAGTTGGTAATGCACACGCGCACCGTAATGGATTTGACCTTGGAGGAATATCCGCTTGGAGTTATTTTCTCCGAGGTTTTAGAAAAATAAGCCATAAGCACCTCCATCAGTACAAATCAATAAATCTTGTTTCTATGCTGCCGTCCTCGTATTCAATGACCACCTCAATGCCGACCTGGGCATCATCGGAAAGTTTCTTCAACTCCTCCGAGGCAATCTGTGCCGACAGTGTATAACTGCTACGGTTGGACGGATACACAGTCTGGGCAAGACTTAAGGTCATGCCTTCCACACCCACAGCCTTAAAGGACGCCGTGCCGGATGCACCGTTTTCTCCATCAGCCTCAAAGCCAGAACTGACCCAATAGGCAAGACCGTCATCGGCACGGGAGTTTCGCAGATGATTGAACGGAACAAGTTCACGGATATCGTTGTTGGATACCATTCCTGTACCTTCCAAGGCATCGGCAATGGTATCAATGGAACTGACCGAACTGCCGAGGTTTTTCAGCGTGGTGGAAAGTTCCAACACCGTGTTCCAAGGCTCCTGCAGATTGTATTCACGGCGCACGATACGGGTGGTAACGGAAAGTCCCAAATCCTTATCTTCCACACGGACATAATCGCCAAGGTTCCACGCTTCATGCTCATAGCCTGTCAGCACGGACAAGTCCATTGCATTCAGCACATAGGAAACGGAAGGCTTGCAGTATTCCGCAAGACGGGTAGCCGTGTATTCCTTCATCTGATACGGATTGGTAAAGGAAGAACAGTCCAAAGTGGTAATACGCACTTCCTTGGAGTAAGTGAAATCCTCAAGGTAAGGCTTACCACCGTTGATGTCAGCAAAGGTCATGCCGTTGGCACCGACCGCATAAAGCCTTGTTACAAGGGAGCGGGTGTCCACCACACGCTCAATGCTTTTCATGTTCTTCTTGTAGGCAAACAAGGCACCGCTGTCTTTGCCATTTACCGTCAACAGATGCACCAGTCGGTTCGGACAGTCAAAAACAAGGTCGCCACCGTGGAGATTGGCAATGCTGCGTAAGATAGACAGAGCGTTCTTTTCCGTGGAAGTCCATGTTCGCTTGGTGGTAACATTGACCGTTCCCACGCTCCACTCGGTATCTGCAAGGGCATACGCCATCGCAATATCCGCTGTTTCCGCATCAAACTTCTTTTCTTCCTTACGAACAGAGAAAGTCAAATCGTAAAATTCCGCCTCGGCATAAATCTGCGTGACCGTGTTTCCGGTGGTATCCTTCACATCAGTAATGGTACGCACCTTATACACATCATCTACAATCTGGATTTTCTTCTCGTTTTCCAGATACTTTCGTTTACTGTCACGGAACGGAATGGAAAAGGTCAGCGTGTCCTCGCCATTGATTTCACCCGTAACGATGATATCGTAGGCATTCTCCAAAATGGCCTCCCACGCACCGTTATCATCAAGCACCACAGGACGGGCATAGCCGATTTTCTCATAGGGAGCCTTTGGAATATCATAGAGACGGATATCAATAAGTTTCGGTGTTTTGCTTGTATCCGTAGTGGTCAGCGTGACCTTAAAACGGATATAGTTTCTGTTCGGAGATTGCAGCTTGCCGTCCGTTCCTACAGCAACCCAATCACTCCAATCGGTAAGGTCATCACTGGTGGAGGTTTCCACCGATGCCACAGCCGTTGTGCCTGCCACATACTCACTTGTATAGGACACCTTGCCCGTGCCGGACAGATTGCATTCTGCTGCCTTGGTATAGAGGATACCGCTTTCGGGATATACACCGTCCGTTGCTTTCAGCGTTACACCGCTTGCATCGGTGAGGGCATCCACATCAGAGGAACTGTCAGCACCATTGCAGAGGATGGTGGCATTGAAATAATCCACCAAATCATCAGCAGTCAGTGAAGAATCGCAGTCCAAGAACCACTCATCAAAACCACCTGCGTAATAATAGGTATCGGCGTGCATACCGATGACCAGATCCGCTGTACATTCTGCGTTCAGCGTTCCCGTGAAGGTCAGCACATCAGACTTCCAAACCACTCCCGCAGAACGGTCGCCCACAACATAGGTAAACTGCTTGTTATTCGGTTCAATGGCTCCTGCGATAAAATACCACTTGCCGTTGGACAGTGAAAAAGACGGTGTTACGGTCTTATCCAAAATCAAGCTGCCCGAAGAATTATAAAGCATAATTCTCGGCTTGCCGGAATACAGGGACAGATAGAAAATCGGCTGTCCCGGACCGTAACGGGTATTGAATATCGGGCAGAAAGTGTTACCCACAGAATAAGTGGTAGGACACATCCAACCGCCTACGATAATACGCTCACCGAGGTTTGCAAAAATACTGCCGTCATTGGTCACCTGCAGGTGGGTTTTCTCCGTGGTCGGATTATTGATATTAAAACGAATCTGTCTGCCTTTCGGACTGTTGCTTAAGTTGGCCGTTGTACCACTCCAATTAACAACCGTGAAGTTTCTGCCATTACCGGAAGAATCGGCAAGAGCCGTATCTTCATCCGGTGCAGATTCGTTGAAACGCCACAGACCGGAGGCGGCATACTCCGCAGGAAATTCTCCTGTAAAATCCGTCTGCTTATTCAGTATCATTTTCAGAGCCATGCCATCACCTCCATCTGCTTTTCGCTTGAATTTGTAATTCCGTCAGCGTGGCATTATTCACTTCCACCGTGACGGTATTCTCTCCGACAACAAGGGTCGGAAAGTTCAGTTCCTGTAAATACGGCAGACCGTTTCGGAGTGTCTCGCCGTTTTCATCTACCACATAAGCGGTCATTTTATCCGTATCCACAACAAGAGTTTCTCCCTCTGACAGCGTTGCGTTTACGATTTTCAGTTCCGCGCCATTTGTGGTAATGCTGATATAGTTGCTTGCCCCGGCGGTCACCACACCGCTGATACGATACACAGGCAGTGACTCGATATTGCCGATGGCACGGGTCACGGTGTGGATGCCTTCCTCTGTGATGGAGAAAGTTTCATCGGTGATGGCATAGGCAAAAGGGTCTGGGCAGAAAAACTTCAAATCAAAAGAACCTGCCGAGCGGATAAGCCTTTCGCAGTCCACCGCATCGTTAAGCCTTGCCATGAAGTATCTGTCCGGCACATCATCAAAAATAAGCTGGCGTAAGCCCTGCACAGGGTCAAGCCATGCTGCAATATCATCCAAAGCAGATACCAATGCCGTAAAGCTGTGTTTCGGATAAATGTTGCAGTGGACATTGATTTCACGGTAATTAAAATCAGTGCCGAAATCTGCAACACCGTATTTTCCCGGCACAGTGGTGGTAAAATTACGCATCTTACCACACACCTGCCAGGAAGTCAGGCGGGCTTTGATGCCCATGCTGCCCGACGTAATGTCATTAAAAATAAAACCCATAGGTCAAAACCCTCCTTTATGCCGTAGTGAAGTGTCCCTGTGCACGGGAGCCACTCTGAATCAAGTTGTAAAGTTCCTGGGAAATCTTACGGATGTCCTCTTCGCTTCGGACAATCATCTGCTGAATGGTAATCAGCGCACCTGTGCCGAATCCTGCACCGGATACCGTATCATTACGGTTGACCGTACCATTCACACTAAAGTCCGTAGGAAGTGCCGTGGCCATATCATCTGCAAGGCTGTGCATCACATCGTTGATGTCCTTGCTCATGCCTTCAGCGGCGGCAATCGCATCTTTACCGTTGGTATTGATGGAGCCTGCCAGACCTTCTACAAGCATTTCACCAATCCATGCCATCTCATCCGAAGGCGAGTGAATACCGAAGAAGTCGCAGATGCCATCCCAGATGGAAGAAATCCAACCGGACACCTTATCCCAAAGCCATCCGGCAAGGGACTGGATACCCTGCCACAAACCCTTTACAAGGTTTGCACCGACACTTGCAAGCTGAGATACACCTTTTTCAAATGCCGATACCAAACCGGACAGAATCTGTGGTACGGCTTTTACGATTTCCACGATGATGGTCGGCAGGTTCTTTATCAGAGAAATAAAGAGTGTCACACCTGCCTGTACGATTTGCGGTATGCTGTTAATCAAAGCATTTACCACAGAACCGATAATCTCCGGAATTGCTGCCACAATGGTTGTGATGATTTCCGGAAGAGCCTGGATAAGGGCAACGAGCAAGTCAATACCTGCCTGGATAATCTGCGGAATCGAGCCAAGCACGGCTGTGATAATACCCTCAATAATCTGAGGGATTGCCTCCACGATTGCCACGATGATTTCCGGCAATGCAGATACAAGCGAGGTCAAAAGCTGAATGCCTGCGTCTATGATTTGAGGAATTGCACCAATCACAAATTCCACGATTGCCAAAATAATGGACGGCAGAGCCTCAATCAGCACGGGAATCGCCGTAAGCAAACCATCTGCAAGCCCCTGGATAAGCTGCAAGGCTGCATCCAAAATCATCGGAAGGCTGTCAATCAGACTCTGCACAATGGTAATGACCGCTTGCACCGCCGTTGGAATCAGCGTAGGCAGAGCCTCTCCGATACCCTGTACCAAAGACATCACTATCTGAATAGCGGCATCAATAAGCAGAGGCAGATTTTCTATCAGCGTGTTCACGATGGTCATTAACGCATCAATGACCACGGGGATGAGTTCCGGCAGCATGGTCAATATGGTGTTCAGCACCTGGGAAAACAGGTCAACCACCATATCCAACAGCGTAGGAAGAAGTTCTCCCACAGTCGAAAGCAGTGCGTTCAGAGCCGTTGGCAGTGCCGAGATAATATTTTCAATCACAGGAGTGATGTTGGTCAGCACATCCTGGAACGCATCCACCACATTATTGCAGAGCATCTCAATGTCAGCATCTGCATCACCGAAACCTACAATAAGGTTATCAATGGCAGCTTTCATGGAGTTCATGGAACCCTCAATGGTATGCTCGGCTTCTGCTGCCGTTGCTCCTGCCATACCCATGCTTTCCTGAATGACGTGGATAGCCTCCACCACATCGGCATAGGAACTGATATCATATTCAATACCGGAAATAGCCTGTGCATCGGCAAGCAGGCGTTCCATTTCCGTCTTGGTGCCGCCGTAGCCAAGTTTCAAGTTGTCCAGCATCGTGTAGTTCTGCTTGGCAAATCCCTGGTATGCATTTTGGATAAGACCAATATCCGTACCCATCTTATTGGCGTTATCCGCCATATCGGTAATGGCCATATCCGCATACTTTACTGCCGCCTCGGTATCACCACCGAGAGAAGAAATAAGGGATGTAGAAAAAGATGTGACTGTGGACATATAATCGTTTGCCGACATACCCGCCGTCTTGTAGGCGTTATTGGCGTATTCCTGCAAGGATGCAGAAGAATCCTTAAACAGCGTGTCGATACCACCGACCAACTGTTCATACTCGCCATAGGCTTCTACCACGGCTTTTCCAAGTGAAACTGCGGCGGCAGCGGCAGCCGTGACCACCGCTCCCATTGCCACACCCACAGTTTTCAGAGTTCCTCCCAACTTGGAGAATTTACCCTCGGAATCGTCAGCAGCATCTCCGGCATCATCCAGTTCTTCTTCCAGATCATCCGCAGCATCGGCAGCATCGTCCATCTCACGCTCCGCCTCATCAAGAGCCGTATTGTTACGGTCAAGTTCACGCTCCATATCATTGAGCGCCGCCGTAGCGTTATTAAGCTGAATCTGCCACGCCTGGGTTCTGCGGTCATTTTCACCGAAGGACTCGGAGGCATTGGCAAGAGCAGAACGGAGCGTTTCGATTTTCTGTTTCTGTGCCTCGATTTCCTTATTCAGCACCTGGTTTCTTGCCGTCAGTGCTTCTACGGAACTGTCGTTTTTGTCGAACTGCGACTGCACGACCTTCATTTCTGAGCCGAGAACCTTAAAGGACTGATTGATTTCGGACAGCGCCTTCTTGAATTCTTTTTCGCCCTCAAGACCGATTTTTAAGCCAAAATCATCTGCCACTTCAAACCACCTCCTTCATCAGATTCCGGCAGGAATAATGTCATCAATGAAATATTCCCTTACAGGCTTCGCAAGCCCGTTATACTGTTTGTGGCACTCCCATAAATCCAGGAGCAGACCAAAAGGCATCAGCCACACCTCATCCTGGGTCAGATGAAGATGGGCGATGCCGTAATATAAAAGTCGAGTAAATAGCTCATCGTCACTTACTCGACCACTGCGTTTTTTGAGTCAGCCTCACTGACCACATTTCTCTTGGTGCCCTTATACAAAGCCTCGGTGATAGCGGTCTTGTATGCCGCCAGATCCACGGGAGTGGTCAGAAGTTCTACCATTTCCTCCGTAAGGACATCCTTTTTGTTTTCCCTGTTCTTCAGATTGTGGACAAGGATGGACTGATTGGCAAGCAAGGTAATCAGCCACACGATTTCGCCGATAGCCATCTCGAAGTTCTCGGATTTCATCAGCTTGTCGCCAAGGTTCTCAAGACCGCCGTAGCGTCCTGCGATTTCCTTGGTAGCCTTGGTGGTCAAAAGCAGTTCATACTCATCACCGCCGATATTGATAATTGCAGAGCGTTCATTATCCATGTGTCATATCCTCCTTATTCCGCAGCCTCGGTAGCATAGGAAGGTTCATATACTTCCTGATACCAGTTTGTGATGATATCCGCTGCAACAGCAGAATCGCCCTCTGTGACCTCTGCCTTCCAAGGGTGCTTGTTCTGACCGTCCACCTTGTTACGGCGGAGAATCGTACCCTCAATAGTAGGCGTACTGAAAGTAATGCTGTCACCCTTGGTAGCAAGGTTTGTGGCAGGAATGCCGAACTTCACACGGTACAGCCAGTAATACTTGTACTTGCCGTTGGATTTCTTGGCTCTAAAACCTACAGCCACAGGCTCTCCGCCGTCCTCACTTGCGGAAACCACCACGCCGTTGGCATCGATGGTCGCACCCGTAAGGTCGGATGCCACGGCAGCACCGATATCATCCACACCGAGGGAAAGTGTGCCGTTTTTAAATTCCTTTACAATTTCCGATGCACCGTCATCGGCATAAAGGGTTGCCTCTGCAAGTTCCACCGACAAATCAGCGGTCATTGCCTTTGCCAACTGAACCGGAGATGCGTAGGTTTCATTGCCGTTTTCATCCTCGGTGATTTTGGCATAATACAGTTTGTCAAGACCAATAGTAGCCATTGATTATTCCTCCATTTCATAATGTTTTGCCACATCCATGTTGTAATGGAAGTAGCCTGTTTCAGTTTCATAACCGATGTATCTTCGGTCAGTTATGGTAAAATCCGCACCAAGCATGGCACGGACAATTGCATTTTTCTCTTTGATATAACTGCCTTTGGCATACAGGGAAATTCGTGCCTCCTGGACATCACATCCGGGAGCATTATCCGCATGAAGTTCAAAGCTGTCTGCCATAGGCACGATTACGATATATTTCTCCGGAGCATCATCCTTAAAGACACCAGTTTCAAGGGGGATGCCCAAAGGTTCCAGAGCCGTATTGATATCTGAAAGTACACTCACAGCTTTCTGACCTCCTCTTCAAATTTATCCTGCATGGCATTGATACAGGCAGTACGGGATGCTGTTTTTGCGGGTTTCATAAAAGGTTTTGCAGGCTGACCATGTTTGCCGTATTCGATGATATTGGCGAGTTTTGCGTTGCTGATACCATCGCCACGGGGTTCTGCAAAGCCAACCTTGATATTGTGATTGCCGTTCTTATCCATCTTCACAGAGGACAGACCAAGCGCCGACTCCAATTCTCCCGTGGAACGGAATTCATACTTTGTGCCGTTTCCAACCACAGATGCCAGGTTGCTCTGTGCCTTGGCAAGAACAATCTCGCCTCCGGCTTCCAGCACCTTTTCCGCCACAGGGTCAAAGTCCGAACCGAGCATTGAAATACTCTGCAAAAACCCCTCTGGCATTTTGATATCAACCTTAGCCATTTGTCGCCACCACCTTTTTCGCAAGCACCTCCGTATACATCCCTTTGCCTTTCACATCTTCAACGGATGTGATTTCAAAGCGTCCGTCCTCACATACCAAGATGTGGTCTGTGGTAACGGCAAGACCTGGAATGCAACGGAAACGGAACAGGTCGGTTGCCTCGGAGAAAGCGGCGAGGTTTGCCCACCGTTCACTGCCGTGGCGACCTTCTCTGTACACACGGACAGATGCAAGGATTTCATCTGCCGTAGTAGTGAAACCCTCGCTGTCCTTGATGCGTTTTGTGATGATGATGTCTGCAAAGCCATTCATTTTTCCGAAACTCATATCACACCTTCCAATCTCGGTCGAGCCTTAACAGAAGATTGACCGTATTCCAGACCTGCTGTCCGGCTTGCACGTTATCGGCAAAGAAACCTCCCGTAGAACCGTCACGGGATTCATAAAAATGCGATGCCAACATAATCACGGCTTGTTCCGTGGTAGCGGGCATCGCATTTTCCGTATAATATCCTGCTTCGATGTGCTGATAACTTTCCGCATAGGAAACGGCGGCAGTGATGAACCTTTCAATCAGTCCATCATCCACCGAATGCTCCAGTATCAGATTTTCCTTAACCTTCATAAGAAGTTCGCTCATCACTGCCACCTCCCATCTTAGGCAGTAGCCATCTTGAGCAATTTCACGGCTTCAGCAAGAATCAGCTTACCGTCCACACGCTCCTTGGCAACAAAGCCGACCATACCGTTTCCAGCGAAGAGTTCCTTCAGTTCCGCAAAGGAACGAGTACCACGGTCGCCGATGTTATAGTAGCTGTAGTCACCGAAAGCAATGGCAGGCATACCCGCAGTGATTACAGGGAAATAAGGAGAAGTGTACACCTCATAACCCAAGAGTCTGCCAGGTTCTCCCGCCTGTACGGAATCCTGCCAAAGGTAACGGCCATTCTTGTCAGTCAGCTTACGGATAGCTGCCAAAGTCTGGTCATTGCAGATAAACTTGGCGTTCTTACGGTAAGGGCGCTTGAGGGAGTACACAAGGTCGATGATTTCATCGGCAGTGATTTCCGTTGCAGATGCAGCAGTTACACCAATCTGGGCACCGCCTTCTTCTGCAAGCAGACCCAAAGGCTGACCAGTTCCGGTACCATTGAGGAAGGCATCCTCTTCGGCATTTGCCAGTGCCTTGGAGAACTGACGGATGATGTAATTCTCAAGACCGAAGGCATTGTCATACAGAAGTTCCTCGGTTACCTTAACAGCAACATGGAGTTTGTGTGCGTCCAGGTTGATCTGGGCGAACTTGGCATCACCCCAAGTGAGTTCCTCGCCCTCGTCAATCCACGCAGCCGCAGGCTTAGTGGCAGCAATGTTGATTTTACGCTCACCGCTTGTAGTGATGGTGTGACCCAGCTTACGGAAGATGTTCTCTTCCTCCAATGCCTCGATAAGGCGGGTGTCATACTCTTCGGGTACGAGGTAACCGCCGTCAGCATCCACGCCCTCCTGGAGAACATTGGACACATTACGGAAGTTGGTACGGAGAGCCTTGAGCATACCATCCTTGTAGGCATCAGAAGCACGTCCGGTCTTTTCCTTCTTGCCGTCCATAGGTTTGCCGTTCATAGGCTTTTCAGTAATGGGAGCAGAGGTAGGCTTGGAAAGCTGGGCATCCATAGCAGACATAGCCTCCATACGCTCGATTTCAGCACCGTAGTCCTGAACCTTCTTCTCCATCTGTGCATAGGTCTTTGCATCCTCATCGGAAAGCAGACCGTCCTTGTCGCGCTTGGTTTCCACAAAAGCCTTTGCAGCCTCCCAAGCCTGGTTACGCTTTTCGCGCAGTTCGTTGATAGTCATAATAAATTACCTCCAATTTTTAATAAGATTTAGCCTGTCCATAAGGTCATCGGCTTTGGTTTTTCGGGTTTCTTCGGACTTGATTGCACACTTGGCGGCAACCTTATCCATAAGGGAATTGACCACATTTGCCTTGGAATAAAGCATAGACACCTGCGGCACTTCCACTTCGTCCGTGGTAGTTCTCTGCATGATTTCATCAGCAAAGCCAAGTTCCACGGCCTTGTTTGCGTCCATCCATGTTTCCGCATCCATAAGGTGGGACAGCTTTGTACGGGACAAGCCTGTCTTAATCTCATAGGCATTGATGATGGAATCCTTAACACTTGCAAGCATATCGATGGCTTTCTGCATTTCGCCGGAATCACCGAATGCTACCGTCATAGGATTGTGAATCATCATCATGGATACAGGGGACATCAGCACTTTCGTTCCTGCCATCGCAATCACGGATGCTGCGGAGGCAGCGATGCCGTCAATCTTGACCGTGACATTGCCCTTGTAATCCATCAGCATATTGTAGATCTGGGCTGCCGCCACGCAGTCACCGCCGGGTGAGTTAATCCACACGGTAATGTCACCGGAGCCTGCCATGAGTTCGTCCTTGAAAAGCTGTGGAGTGACGTCATCGTCAAACCAGCTTTCTTCTGCGATTGTTCCGTTCAGAAACAGTGTCCTCGCCTCTGGCATCGTTTCCGTCTGTGCCTGGTTCTTCCACTTCCAGAACTTCTTCATCGGAATTTTCCTCCTTTCCGTCATTGTCGGTTGTATTTGCAAAAGCACCCGCATCTTTCAGAGGGAGCATATTGCCGTTGATAAGGTAAAGGTCGCCACCTTCTTCCGCAGGGATACGGTCGAGGTTTTCCAGTTCACGGATATCGTTTGCAGACATCCAACCATTCTGGCGACCAATGGCGTAGCCGTTCATACGGCTTTGGTAATCGCCACGGAGCAGACCTTCCAGATTGAATTTCACAAAATAACGCACCTTTTCATCGTGGGACAAGAGTGCCCTCTGAATGGACTGCTCCCAACGGATGACCCACGGGTCGAGGGTGTATTTCACAAACTCAAGGGATTGCTGCTCTATATTAGAAAAGCTCGACTTCTCAAGGTCACCCACCATGTGGGGAGGGACTCTGAAAATTCGAGCAATTTCATTGATTTGGAACTTCCTTGTTTCAAGGAACTGTGCCTGCTCCGGAGAAATTGAAATCGGTGTATACTTCATTCCTTCTTCCAAAACAGCCACCTTGTTGGAGTTGGAACTGCCGCCAAAGGCAGCCTGCCAGCTCTCTCTGACCCTCTGCGGGTCCTTGATGGTGCTTGGGTGTTCCAACACACCGCCCGGTGTCGCGCCATTGGCGAAGAACTTGGCTCCGTACTCCTCACAGGCAATCGCCATGCCGATGGCGTTCTTTGCCATAGCAATGGGACTGTAGCCTACAAGACCGTCAAACCCAAGTCCGGGAATATGAAGCACATCGGAAGGCTGCAAGGTTACTGCAAACTCCTTGTTTTTGATAGCCTCATCGGGACCACGGTAATAGGTGTAGTACAGATGCCCGTTTTCATCCCTGTCCACGCTCATCTTGTTCGGCATCAGCGGATACAGGGCAACCACCTCATTCTTGCCGTTTCGGATAACCTGGGCATAGGCATTGCCCCACAGGAGCAGATGGGTCATGAGTGTTTCTCGAAATACGAAAGAACTCATTTCCGGATTCGGCTCATCATGGAGCAATCGGTAAAGAGGATGGTCGATGGCTTTTTCCTTGCCACCGTCCTCGTTATATTTATATAAATGCAAAGGCAAGCCTGCCACGGCTTCAGCCAGGATACGGACACAGGAATACACCGCCGTCATCTGCATGGCAGAACGCTCTGTCACTGCCTTGCCGGAAGTCGTGCCGCCCATGTAAAAGGTGTAGGCGCTGCCCGCCGTTCTGTTTTCAGGCTTATCTCTGGACTTAAACATTCCTGTAAATATACCCATATAAAATCACGCTCCTTCCTAAATAAACAAAATGCCACGGTCATCGTACACGCTGGCACTATTGGTGTTGCCACAACGGATTGCACGGTCAAGTGCCATAATGGTGGCAACAGCACCGTCAATCTTTTCTGTGGATTTTGCTTTGTCTGCCTTGATGTTTCCGGCAGGGTCGGTCTTGATGTAGATGTTATCCATCATCCAACGGAGAACGGGATGACCGCCGTGAGCCAGTTTTTTCTCCATCGCAAGTTTCATCAGTTCCTTGGTCGGAGGAGACATATCCTTGTACCCCTGCCCGAAAGGCACTACCGTAAATCCCATACCCTCAAGGTTCTGCACCATCTGAACAGCACCCCATCGGTCATATGCAATTTCACGGATGTTGTATTTCTCACCCAGGGACTCGATGAATTTCTCGATGTAGCCGTAATGGACTACATTGCCCTCGGTGGTCATAAGCAAATCCTGTCGTTCCCAAATGTCATACGGCACATGGTCACGGCGCACACGCAGGTCGATGTTATCTTCCGGTATCCAGAAATATGGAAGAATGATATATTTATCATCCTCGTCTTCCGGTGGGAACACCAACACAAAAGCCGTGATATCCGTTGTAGAAGAAAGGTCAAGACCTCCGTAGCAGACACGGCCTTCCAGTTCGGATTTGTCGGTAGGAAACGCACAGGCATCCCACACCGCCATCGGCATCCAACGAACAGCCTGCTTAACCCACTGATTCAGACGAAGCTGTCGGAAAGCGTTCTCTTCGCCGGGGTTCTGCTTTGCCTGTTCACAGGCTTGCTGCACCTTATCAATGCCGACCGTTACCCCAAGGGATGGATTGGCTTTCTTCCATACCTCTGGGTCTGTCCAGTCATCATCGTCCTCTGCACCGTAAATCACAGGATAGAAGGTAGGGTCAACTTTTCGACCTTCGATGATGTCCTTTGCCTTCTGATGGATTTCATAACAGATGGACTGTGTATCATTTCCCGCCGTGGTGATCAGGAAGTAAAGCGGCTGCATTCTTGCATCGCCGGAACCCTTGGTCATTACATCAAACAGTTTTCTGTTCGGTTGGGTATGCAGCTCATCAAAAATAACGCCGTGGGTATTGAAACCATGCTTGTTTGCCACATCCGCAGACAGAGCCTTGTACTTACTTCCCGTAGGGTTGTAGGTCATGATCTTCTGGCTTGCCTGGATGGTCATTTTATTTTTCAGCAGAGGACTTCGCCTTACCATCTCCAAGGCAACGTCAAATACGATTCGTGCCTGGTCTTTATCTGCAGCACAGCCGTAAACCTCTGCACCCGGCTCGAAGTCTGCACACAGAAGATACAGTGCCACTGCAGCCGCCAGTTCCGATTTTCCTTGTTTCTTCGGTATCTCGATGTAGGCAGTGTTGAACTGCCTGTATCCGTTTGGTTTCAAAATGCCGAAGATGTCACGTATAATCTGCTCCTGCCAGTCAATCAGTTCAAATGGTTTTCCATCCCACGTGCCTTTGGTATGACAGCAGAATTTTTCAATAAAACATACTGCGTGGTCAGCGGCATCCTTATCGTAATAGCTGCCCTCCGCCATAAAGCGGGTTGGCTTATAGTTTTTCAGTTTTCTCAAATGCCGTCACCTCCTCAAAAATGGCACAAAAAATAGCCGCCACCATAATCGGTGCGACCGTCGTATACGAGGAACAGAGCCTCACGGCTCCGTCCTGCCTTTACAGGATTTTTAGTTGTGTTCGTTCAGTAAAATGCAAAGGGCAAGGTTGGCTTCTTCGATTGTGGGTTCAACATCCCAACCTCTATCGTAGTTGGCAATAACCTCGCCATCGAGTTTCAGCATCAGCTTACTGATTTTACCGCCGTTGATGCCGAACTGGCTGCCTTCCTCATAAACCTTAATCCAGTAGTGGACTGCCTTGTAACCGCCGTCCTTTTGCGGAATGCCGATTGTTCCTTCTTTCCACATATTCAGTCCTCCATTTCGCCTGTCAGAATGAAGTGGGTGTATTCCTTTCGGTGTTCCTCAAGGTACACCACCAATTCGTAAAAATGCATCTCGTTGGCAATATACTGTACCATCGGCACATCAAACATATTGGTTCGTCCGGTTGCTCGGATGGCGAGTATCTGTTCCTTGATTTTATTCATCGGTGCAGACCTCCTTGCCCATAAGCAGTTCCGTGTAAATCTTGGTGTAGCGTTCACACTCGCTGCCCTCGGAACCCGCAATGGCTCTGAGGTAGAAGTCGGCAGCCTCTTTTCTGCTGTCCCAAACTTCCGTCTGACCGTAGCAGGTAATTTTCACGGCATCCAGTTTTCGACAAATATCGACACCGTACACTACATTCAAGCCGGAGCCGTTATCCCAACGAACCATGATGGAGGCGGTATCATCCACCCCTCGAACCGTACCCTTCGTACCAATGGGTGGTGCCTGCATATCTTCCATCTGCACCAGTTCCACACGGCAGCCTACAGGGTAGGCTTTGCGTACACGCTCGACTGTCTCTTTATTCGGAAATCTCATGCTTGGCACCTCCTTTGAAAGCACTGCTGCCGGAAAGGTTGCGGAGCAGAATTTTTCGCTCGGTCTTGTATTCGTTTCCGATAAAGCCGAGGCGGAGGAGAAAACAGCGGAATGCGTATTTCTCGTTGTCCACCGCTTTTTCCGTAGCGTTGATACGTTTCTGATTTTTACTCATTTCGCAAAGGGCAGCAATGAAGTGGCTGTAAGCCTTGACCTCATCAGCATCTAACCCACCTTCGAACCAAGGAAAGGAAACCCTGTCCTCGCCGATTTCGATTGGTGTTGCCGGGATACCCAAAGCCTTTTTAATAAGACCGCCCTTGGCATCCAGAAGGTTTGTAAGGTTACCGACCGCAACCTTATCAAGGGGAATCGCCACCGTAAGCCCCACTGTTTCGCTCTGTGGCTCGGCAGAAGGTTCTTCGGTTAATTCCTCGGCTCTTTTTTCAAGCCAAGTTTCCGCCATTTCTGCGGGAGCTGCGACAAATCCTTTGTCAGCAAGGCCTTCAAGCAACTGCTCGATTTCCTCGCTGTCGGCTCTGTCATCAAACTCCACCGTGCCGTCCTTTGTTACCGTGAAATAATCCACCTCGTAGTTCATGCTTGGCATCCCCATGTATTTTGCCTTTACACCCAGGATTTCTGCCATTGCAGTAACCAGTGCCTTTCGGTCACTTCCTGTTACTTGAAATTCAATTCTCATTGTGAGTACCTCCTTGATTTTCGGTACTACATATATCACTCTAAAGGCTCAAAATAGCAAGTAATATGTGCAAAATACAGGGGAGAAAGTTTGTAGATTTACACCCCGTCATTTTGTGTATAGTACACGATACCAGTCAGCACATAAACCACATTGGGCAGTGCCACACCGTTGCCCCACATCTTATACTCCGCCGAATCGGAATGAGGGTTCTGAAGCCACTTGAATATCTGCTTCCGTGTTTTCGGTTTGCTTGATGTTCCCACAATCTTACGATGTGTTTCAAAGATTTCTGCCCACCGTGTGAGTTCCTCTTCAGAAGGAAATTTCTCACCAAGGTCAGCACACCACCAATCCGGAAATCCCTGGAGCCTTGCACATTCCGTAGGGGTCAGCCTACGCACAATGTATTCCAGATCCGCATCGGTATCGTTGACAAGCGGAGGGTCTTTGTAATCCGTAGCTACTAAAGTGTTGGCAAGTTCCTCTTCCGCAGAAGTAAAGAACGATGCCTTGCTGCTTGAGTAGGTGGGAACGGCAACCGCATCGGGTCCCGTGGCTTTCAGTGTGGAATTGACACCCTCATCACTGATACCCATGTTCCTTGCGAAGTTCTGACCGCAGTTATAACTTTCACGGTCAATGGCATAGACAACGGCGTGGCGGTCTACGGTGTTCAAGGTGTACATGACATCACTTTCGGCATAGCCGTTACCGTGGTGGGAAGGACGGGAGCCGTTGCCTTCCACAATGGCAATGCCGCCCTGATTACAGGTAGGATTCCCACCATTGCCGTCAAGGGTTCGGGAAGTGTCTGCTTTATAAAATCCGCTGTTTGGATTTGCAGACTTCATTGCATTGCTGTCCTTGGAGCAGACACCGAAAGCAGTCGGCTCTACCACAAACGGCTGATTGTTTCCGCCTGTGCCGTAGGTTGCCGCCACGGTCTGTGCCACATCAAGAGAACCCACATAACGGGTATCCTGCGAGTGATTTTCATATACGGTTGCAGGAACGACTCCCGCTCGAAGCGCCGGAGATTTTTCTGCCTCATAACCGATGCCACGGCTGTCGGCAGAGTGTTCCGTGCAAAATCCCGCAGACTCCATAACACAGGGCGGATGATGCGCCTCGGCACGAAGGGTGCAGGTCATATCATCGGTGACATCCATACGGCTGCCACCCTGGTCGTTTAAGACGATACCTGTCGCAGGAGTGCTTTCTTCAGAAGTTCCGGCAGTTCTTTTCCACGGGCATCGGCTCGCCTTAAGATTCCCAAACAGGCCTTCTGACTCAAATAATATTTTTCCGGCACACCCACCATTAAAATCTGCGACAAGATAGATACGTCTTCTTCTCTGGGGAACTCCCCAATACTGTGCGTCAACGCATCTCCATGCGATACTGAAACCGTCTCCCAACAGTTCTCCTGCTCCTGTCCATTTTCCTTTTGGAGGACAAGGCACAGCATAGTCGCCTTTGACGGATGCGACTGCTTCAATGACGGCTTTGAAGTCATCTCCTGCGTTTGAGGAGAAGGCGCCGGGGACATTTTCCCACACGATGTATCTTGGATATTCGCCATTGGTTTTACACCTCATTTCTTTTACGATTCGGATTGCTTCGTAGAACAGGCAGGAGCGTTCTCCATCCAGACCGCTGCGTTTTCCCGCAACGCTCATATCCTGGCAGGGAGAACCGAAAGTGATGATATCCACGGGTTCAATTTCCGCACCATTGATGGCAGAAATATCTCCGAGGTGTTTCATCTGCGGGATACGCTTGCTTGTTACACGAATAGGAAAAGGCTCAACTTCCGATGCCCACAAAGGGGTAATACCGGAAATCAAGCCTCCCAAAGGAAATCCCCCGGAGCCATCAAAAAGGCTGCCGAGGGTCATAGGTTTTTTATTCATCTGCGCCAACCTCCTTCACAAGGTCGGCATACGGTATCTGCACACCGTTACGGATAACAAACACACCGTCTGCATCACCCGTATCTTCTACATATCTGCGGAGGATAACCGATGCGTACTTTTCATCCAACTCCATCGTATGGCAGATGCGATTGGTTCTTTCGCAAGCCATCAGCGTGGAACCACTGCCACCAAAGGTATCGACCACGATGGAATTCTCACGGCTGGAATTGCCGATGGGATATGCCAGAAGGTCGAGAGGCTTGGAAGTCGGATGGTTTTTATTTTTCTTCGGCTTATCGAAGTTCCAGATGGTGGTCTGGTTTCTGCCTGCATTCTTGCTCCAGTAGTGCTTGCCGTTCTGAAGGAAACCATAAAGCACAGGTTCGTGCTGCCACTGATAATCACTTCTTCCAAGCACCAGGGAGTTTTTTACCCAAATGCAGCAGCCGGAAAGGTGAAAGCCTGCATCGATAAATGCCTTACGGAAATTCAAGCCTTCCGTATCGGCATGGAACACATAAGCGGCACCGCCTTTTTCCAGGTGGGCAGCCATGTTCTGAAATGCCGAAAGCAGAAATTCATAAAACTTCTCGCTTGCCATCTTATCGTTTTTGATGGACAGACCATCGGAACTTTCAAAGGCAACGTTATACGGAGGGTCGGTCAGCACAAGGTTGGCTTTCTTACCGTCCATCAGCGTAGAAACATCATCGGGATTTGTGGCATCACCGCACATCAGTCTGTGTCTGCCCACCGTCCACACATCGCCACGCTCCACAAAAGCCGCCTTTTCCAAGGCATCGTTCAAATCAAAATCATCCTCTTCCACATCGGATTTATCCTCTCCGGCAAAGAGGTCTGCGATTTCATCATCGTCAAAGCCTGCAAAACCGATATCAAAATCCATGCCCTGTAAAGACTCAATTTCGATTTTTAACATTGCCTCGTCCCATCCTGCGTCAAGCGCCATACGGTTATCGGCAAGAATGTATGCTTTCTTCTGTGCCTCGGTAAGGTAGTCCACGAACACACAAGGCACCTCATCGATGCCCTCTTCCTTGGCTGCCATCACACGTCCGTGTCCGGCAATGATACCGTAATCCTTATCAATAATGACAGGATTGATAAAGCCGAACTCTCGGAGCGAAGAACGGAGTTTCATAATCTGCTCCGGAGAATGGGTACGGGCATTATTTACATATGGCACCAATTTTGTAATAGAAACAAGTTCCATCTGCGTTGTTGTTCTTCCCATATGCCCCTCCTTAATACAGACCCCATTCAGCGAACTTTTCAAAACCGCCGAGGCTCTGAATGTACTGACGGGCAATGTCTACGATTTCCGCATAAGGCTTGCCACCAATGGTATCATCTCCGATGGCACAGCAAAGTTGCACAGGCTCTTTGGTTTCCTGCGCCTTAAGGAACGCATACACATTTACAGACACATCCGCCTTACTGAGGTCTTTGCCGTGAAGACCTCCGCCTGTAACGGAATCAGCCATATCAGAACCAAGTTTACGGTTGGTCGCACCCGTGTCTACATTTGTACCGCCGGTCCAGTCACCGAGCGGATTGATTTCAGCACCCGGATAAAGTTTCTGCAAATCTGCCGTCTGCACATTGCTTTGGCATATGATCAGGCGAACACCGTCCATAATGTACTTTCCGTCATAAGGGCATCTGCCGTAAATGTCACGGGCAATGCGGGAAAGTTTCTCCTGCTCCTGTGTCAGAGGCATACCCTTAAAGATGCCGTTATCCCCACAGCGAATGCCGTCCTTCTGATTGTTGGATAAATGCTTATCCTGGGGAACGATAACAATGTCCGTATCCATCACACCTGCGATGCGATGCACGGCACTGATGATTTCAGCCTTATCCAAATCCGCTGTGGTTTCAATGATAGCGTGGCACACGCCGTGACCGATGAGAACCTCCACTGCAATTTTCGGATTTTCTTCTTTTGCATAAGCCAAATCCACAATGGCTCCTGCGATTCTGTCTGCCACCTTGTCCGGATGGCTCGGATTTACTTTTTCAATCATGGTTAAAACCCCTTTCGTTGGTGCAATAGTCGTTCCAAGTCATCATTCGGATTGGTACTGGAGAAATCCACGGAACAGTTTTCTTTTACGATTTGCATAATGTTGTCCCACTGCCTTGAGGCCTGGTTCATATAGTTGATGCCGATATTGATGAATGGGGAGGTGACAGGCTTTCCGGTTGTCGGATGCTTTGATAGAAATCCGAGTTCGTTTGTCATCTCCTCGCACTGCAGCCATCTCGCTACACACATGGCATAACGCTCAATGGTCTGCGGGGAAACATAACCCGCACAGCCGATGGAATTGAGCCAGTTCCAGGTATCTTCGTAAATCTGCTTTGCTCTCAGTTCCGTACCGTCACGCTGCTTTGCACTAAGCAGTTCATTTGGTTTCGGCATCTGGATACCTTCCACATCGGGGATATCCAGCATCGTTAGTTTGCGACCGCCGGGGTTGCCGCTTTGTGCCTTTTCCAGATTGGACTTCGGCTTACGACCTGCACCCGGACGTTTTCCGCCACGGCCACCTGTGTTATTCGATTTTGTTGGCACGATTCTCACCGCCTTTCTGTCTGCGGGCCTTATTACCCTTTTGATTTCGCAATTTTTTCACACGAAACCCCACGCCCGTTGCACGGGATATAGGTCCCGGAGATTCTGACCGCCCTGGGCAAGGTCAGTGATTATGCCAACGGTCGCCGCTTTCTGCGTGTATCTTTGCATGACACGGCTTGCAGAGAGCAATCAGATTCTCTCTTGAATGAGTTCCACCCTGTGACAACGGCAGCTTGTGGTGTATCTCTTCGGTCGGTACATACCTACCTTCCTTAAGACACCTCTCACACAGTGGGTGGACAGCCGCATAGGAATCCCTTATCCTTTTCCACGCTCTACCGTAGCGTTTACGCACAGCGGGGTCACGGTCATAGGTTTCGTAGCGTTTGTTTTCCTGTTTTTCATGTTCCTCACAGAACCTCCTATCCGTTAGGTTGGGACAGCCGTGGAAAGAACATGGACGCTTTGGTCTTCTTGGCACTCGTTTCACCTCCCTTGGGCATAAGAAAAGCCCTGAAGGATTGCTCCCTCAAGGCTTTCATCATTCTGCTTTTCGCTGATTATATCATATCATAAATACCACTGTGGTATCTTGTTGCAAAGTGTGCAGGCTTTATATTTTGATGGGGTTTTCCGGCATTACCACGTGATTAAGGGCACTGTTATGCCAACGGTACACCGTGGTTCTGTCGGCATGGAGTTCATCCCCAATCTGCTCCCAGGTAAGGTTATGGATGTAACGGTAACGCAGAACCATACGCTCATCGGTATTGGCAACCTCATCAATAACGCTGCGTATCTGCTTTTTCAGTTCCACAAGGTTGTCAATTTCTGCGTTTATTTTATCTTCCAGTTCCATAATCTTCATAAGGCTGCGTACAAAAGGTGCATCCGTATTTCTTGAAGTCTGCACACGCTCCTCCAGACAAGGGGATGCGATACTGCTCGACATTTCCCTCAGTTTCCCAAGTTCTTCAATATCCGAGTTAATTCGCTGGTCTAATCGGTATGCCTGTACTAAATATTCCTTTACTTTCATGGTTCATCCACCTCCGCTTGTAATTTGGAGATTAAAAACTCTCCATCCACCGAGGTAAGTTCCCTATACCACGCTGAGCGGAAGAACCTCTCCACCTCGTCCTTCATAATTTTTGCTGACTCATTTCTGGGCCATTTTTTCAGTTTCTTAAGTGCTGCCCTGTAGTCCTTTACGGCTAACAGGATGATGCTGTTTGCGAGATTTTCATAAGGGTCGGTCAATGGGCAGCACCTCCAATCCTGGCTTTTACGGAATCAATAAGAGCCGATTGGATTTTCTCCTTCTTCCGAAGTGCCTTCATCACATCCTCGTCGATGGTGTCCTTTGCGATAATATGATGGATAACAACGGTACGCTGCTGTCCCTGTCTCCACAAGCGGGCGTTGGTCTGCTGATACAGTTCCAGTGACCAGGTCAACCCAAACCATATAATCGTGGAGCCACCGAACTGGATATTCAAGCCGTGTCCTGCACTGGCAGGGTGAATAACAGCAACGGGGATTTCTCCATTGTTCCAATCCTTGATATCCTGGCTTGTTTTTATCTCCCTCACAGAAAAACGATTCTTGATTCTCTGCAAATCGTGGTTGTACCAATAAGCCACAAGCACAGGCTTTCCGTTTGCACCCTCAATCAAATCCTCAAGGGCATCCAGTTTGCGGTCATGGATGTGAATGACCTTTTTTTCTTCGTTATAGACGGCACCGTTTGCCATCTGAAGAAGTTTACCGGAAAGTGCTGCAGCGTTTACGGCATCAATCTCCTCATCCTTAAGGTCAACCACCATATCTTCTTTCAAGGCTTGGTACACCAACCACTCTTTTTCCGAAAGGGAAACAGGCACTTCATTGATGATGCATTCCGGCATTTTCAAGAAATCCGCTGATTTCATGGAAATCGTAATATCCGAAATCAATCTGTAAATGGCATCCTCCGCACCCGGTCTTGGCTTGTAGGAGAAAATCATCTGCTGATTTCTCTTATCCGGCACAAAGAAGTTATTTCGGTAGTGAGTGATGTATCTGCCAAGCCTCTGACCCATATCAAGCACACGGAACTCTGCCCATAAATCCATAAGCCCGTTACTTGATGGTGTACCCGTAAGACCTACAATGCGTTTCACTCTCGGTCTTACGTTCAGAAGGCTTTTGAACCTTTTTGCCGTATGGGATTTGAAAGAAGATAACTCATCAATCACTACCATATCAAAGTCAAACGGGACACCGCTTTTTGTAATCAGCCAGTCCACATTTTCACGGTTGATTAAGTACAGGTGTGCCGGACGCTTTAAGGCAGCAAGCCTTTCTGCCTCTGTACCGATTGCTACGGAATAGGTCAATCCTTCAAGATGCTCCCACTTTTCAATCTCCGCAGGCCAGGTATCCCTTGCCACACGAAGGGGAGCAATCACAAGAACCTTCTGCACTTCAAATCGGTTCAGCATCAATTCGTATATGGCAGTCAGCGTGATGACGCTTTTGCCAAGACCCATCTCAAGGAGAACTGCTGCCACCGGATGTTCCAGTATAAAATTTGTTGCATAATTCTGATATTCATGGGGATTGTATCGCATCAATCACACCTCCAATCTGCTCGATACTGTCAACGCAGAAAACCTTAAAGCCGAGGCTTTCCAACTGTTTTTTACGTCTTATCTGTAAAGGACGCATCTTTTTGCCTGGAGCCTTAAATTCCACAAAAGTCATTCTTCCCATTGGCAAAAGTACAAGACGGTCAGGCACACCATCTAAACCGGGACTTACAAACTTCGGTGCGATGCCTCCTATTTTCTTCACTGCGTCCGTGAATTTTTTCTCTATAAACTGTTCTCTCATGTCTACACCTCATTTGACACAAGAACACAAAATCACAACCATTCCCTATATATTCCTTACGCGCCTATACACAGGTGTTTTTCACTTATACCC